TCTTTGCATTTCTTCGGTAGATCTGTTTATTAGGAACTAATGCTGCTCCCATTAAGATGCGTTTCTCTTGATCAACTTCCTTTAATTCTACTTCGTGTTTTGATAGATGAATGAAGTTCTCCTCAATGGCAGGCGATTCCACTACGGATACCGCATCAATTCCACTCATTGAATCTTTTTCGTCAATTATAAGTTCGATAATTTTCATAATATTAAAACGATTTATTGTACTAATGTTGCATTTTCAATTCTGTTTCGGTCTAATGACTGAGCAGATGTAACATCACCTGATACTACATAAGCCTTTGTTGGTTGTTGTTGTAACTGTGCTAATTGGTTGATACCAGAATTACCTACAACGTTGAATGATGGTGACATAACAGAACCTGCTCCTGCTCCTCCTCCTCCCATAGATGATTCAACTGAACTACTTCCTCCATCATATTTTGCTTTATTAATAGCTGCGATTTGCAATGCTCCCATCGCCCCTGCTGCAATACCGAATGGAATACCTGTTGGAATACCTCCACCATTACGAACCGAGTTAACAACATTGGATGCAGTATCAATTATTGTTTGTACAATTCTGAGTTTCTTATCACGTTCAAACATCTTGCGTTTGATTGCATCCTCTTCCTTGCTTCCTTTTTTTACGCTCTTTAATCGTTCGTTATCCTGTGCATTAAGTAGGCTATTTAAAGAACCCATTGTTTGACCAAACGTTTGTGCATACTTTAAAGCCAAATCAAGTTTATCTTTTTGCCTTTGCTTTTGTTCCTCGTCTAACTCTTTATCTCTTAGGGCAATTCTTTCTTTTACTTCAGCAACACCAACCAAACCTTTTTTCTCTTGCTCTTGCATTTCTTTGGTATGGTCAAGGTGTGTTACTTGTAACATAGCTACCTTTTCTAAACCTAAACGAGTTGTATCTATCTGATGGTCTGCTAAGTCTTTTAATTCTTTAGCTTTCGCTGCTTCTAAATCAGTAGTGTCTTTATCGTACTTTTTTGCTAATGCAATCTGAGCATCATACTTTTCAGTTATGTCACGAACTTGTTTATCGTATTCCTCTTTAAATAAATCAGTAGCATTCTTTTGATATTCCGCAATGTTCTCTAAATCTTGGTCTCTTGAATCGCTATTGTTTTTATTTGTGTCCTCATTAGATTTGTTGTTTAGGTCTTTAATTTGCAACTTGAATCCATCTAAATCATTCTTCATCACAAGTAAACTATCTCTGCTCGCTTGTATGTCTTTTTGAGAATCAATCTTAGTTTGAGCAGGGTCAAACAAAAACTTCGATACACTTTCAGAACCCCATTTATTCAACTTAGTAATCTCAGCATTCAAATCTAATGCAGTAATCTTTCCAAATCCTAATGCCTCCGAAACTTTGTTTGCAGTTTTTAGAACCATATCAATCGGAGCAACCAATAGCCTAAGTCCTACCGCACCAAATTCCATTGCACCACGAATAACATTTTTAGTTATTTCATAGTTTCTTTTAGCTGCTTTGTATTCTAAATCAGCAGTAATTTCTTTTGACTTTATATCAGCTTTTGTTTTGGAAATTACCGCAGCTAATTGGTTTATCTTTAATTGAAGGATTTCCTTTTCAGATTTACCTTGTAATTTTAAAACGTTATCTTGATTGTTTAACGCAGTAAGTTTACTCTTCTCAACTTCAAGATTTTTTGCCGTTGTAGCATTTATTTTCTTTTGCTCTTCACTTACTCCTCCAACTGCTGCTTTTATATCATCCCAATAAGTAACGATAGTTGCTAATGCAATTACAAGTAATCCAATACCTGTACTTCCAATCGCACCTTTGATACTTTTAAACGCATCAACGGCAACTGTCTTAACATTTTTAAATGCATCACCTAATCCACCTAAGGCTTCCAATCCTTGAGTGATAGCCATAGCAGATTGAACTTTTAAAAGTTGTTTCTGTAATGCCTCTGACTCAACTCCAGCCAATCCCATTGCTCCCTCAAACGCAGTAAACGCACCTGATGCTGCATTAATCGCTTGACCAAATGAAGCAAACTTTGCTTCTGGATTAAACGCATCTGTTAAGTTTTTTGCATCTCCAATTCTATCTTTTAATTCTGCTGCTTTCTTTGCTGCCTTTGATGCCTCTTCAGATGTTGCACCAAATTGGTCAGCCATCTTTGCAACTTCCGCTTGTGCTTCCCTTAGTTGGCTTTTTAAACTTCCAATGTTACTCTGTACGTCTAACTCAATTGTCTTTTTTTCAGCCATTGTTTCGTTTTTTTAGTGCTAATTTTCTGCGTTCTTGTCTTGTTATTTTTCTAAATGAGGAAGTGTAAGCGTATTTTCCTTTTGCGATATCTATGTTTTCCGAGATACCGTAGAAGTCATCTACCGATAGCATTGAGATTATGTTCTTTATCATTTCTGTATAATATTTATGTTGGTTAATTCCGTGATTCCTGTATTCAATGTGTAAGTAACATCAATTGGGTAAACAGTTCCTGCAGTATTAGGAGGTAATGTGATGTTTACATACTGTGGTGCATCAATAGTTGTAGGTGCAATTGTTATATCAGGTACAGTTGTGCTGATTTCTGCACTAATCGCTCCGTTAACAAATCCAATAGGAACTGCAATTGTGCCACCTGCTACCCCAACATAAGGTTGATATGTAGAATTTATCATCGGTCTGAAGTCTAAGATCAATTCAAAGTTTACCTCACCTGTTGTTAGGTTGGATTGCATTGAGTTAATGATGTATCGTTTATCTCTAATGAGTAACCTATCGTTTAACTGTAAGCCAGTAAGCAAGCTAATAGGTAGAATTGTTTTCACCTTAACAATCCGTTGCTTTAAGTTGTACAGATTGTATAGGTAACTGAAATAATATGTACCAAATAAGGTTTGTTGCACAGGCTCATTTAACATCGTTGAAATATCAGGTGCGAAGTTCAACGTGTAGTTAGTTAGGTTTGTGTATAAGTCCTGCCCAAACGGTGTGTAGTTTAAAATAATACCTGTTGAACTTCCATCATTAAAATGGAAATCGCAATCTTTGTTATCGTATTGATATAACAGAATCGGTTTAGGAATGTACGGAGCAAACTCATTGTTTAGTGAGTATCCAACTTGAAGGTCAGTTCCTGTAAATTTATTCTGTAGAAGATTCTCAAAAGGTACATCCAAAGTAAACTCATCCCCATCGTAATTGTACTGATAAGATGTATCTCCGTATTGTCGTGAAAATAATTGACTAAATTGTTTGTTTAAGAATGATTCAGGTTCTTGATATTTCATTGTAATTTTCTTATACAATTTCATTCTATCAACATCAATACTATTTACATCCGTGTATTGGGAGATATCAACAATTGCACCTTGAGAATACCAATCATCCAAAGGCTCAAGTTGATAAACATCTTCAGCAGTTCCGTAGCAGGTCATATTGAACATCTTAATAATACCTCCAAAGAAATCTGCCACTTTCATTTGAGGTGACATCGAAGCTAAGTCAGTGTTAACTGTTAATACGTTACTTGCACAAGTAGCATTACAAGTTGCAATAGTAACGAATCCAATAATAGGAAGCACCGCCTCTATTTTGTAGGTTACATCAATGTTTACAGTAACTGCAGTATGTGTTCTTAACTTGAATTGATATGTAGAATCAAGTCCTGTTACGTTCTGAATAACAATGCTTGGTAAAGTTCCTGCTGCACTAAATCCAATGCTTTGGTATAAGTTCCCATTTTGGTATATATCAACTATCGCACCTGTTGGAGATGTAATTGAATTGACATCCAAAGTAATTGTATGTTGACCATTGTATAACCCTATGATGTCCTGAACGTGTATAGTATCATTTGTTAAATCAAACGCATTACTTGCATCGTTTCCTGATGTGGATAAACTTATGAAATCAACTACCTGTGGTTCTGAATAGAAGTTAAATTCATTCTTGTTTTTGTACCAAAGAAATAGTTTCGTGAATCGGTCGTTGTTTAAAAAGTTACCTGTGAAATCTACTCCGTATTTTGTTTCAATCGCTTCAAATATTTTCGATACTCTAACTGCTGGAAATAATTCACCATAATGAATATGCCCTGCCGTTTGATGAATGTCGTGAGAAGAGTTTGTTGGAATAGTATAATAAGCAGGAGTAATTGTAGTTGGTGCTTGTCCTGAATAAGTCCATACACGTTGTGAACTAATCAATGGATATTTAACATCGTATGTGTTAGCGTTATCTTCAATTCTTGCTTTTACCTCAGCACCTGTGTATTCGTGATTTAAAGATGTGTAATCTAAATCGGAAAGTAAGTCCTGTCCAAAGTGGTCTAACAACGTTGTCCCTTCACCATAGAATGTTAGTGTGTAGCTTTCTGCTTTTCCGTTTTTTAGTTTGCTTCCTTCAATCTGAATCTTACCTCGTCTAAAGAATGTTAAGTCAATTTCAATGAAAGCATTTCTACGGATGTTGTGGTCAATGCTTGAGTTCACATCTGTCTGATAGAAGTGCTGAAAGATAGCATTGTTATGTGTGGAAGCAGGCACGGTAAAACTCTGTGAGAAGTCTGTGTACGCTTTCGAAATATCGTTGATGTTCTGTTGCGTTGACGTCACTTGAATCTGCTCATCATTGAACAGTTCTATTCTTTGTCCTTCGATGTAGACCTGTACTTTTCTATTCATTAGACAACGGAGTTAATTAAGTCGTAAGCGTATTCAAATTCCAATTGATAATTAATCATATGGTTGTTGATGCTCTTGAATAGTTCAGTTGATTTCGTGTTTATCTTGACAGGCGATTTGTCTAATAGTATTCTTTCGCTTGCCATTAGTTGTTTAATGACCTCAGAATAACTTTCATCTACCCAATCAGTATTAACCTTAATCTGTTGTTTAAGGTTTGTGTTGAACATTTTTCTTTGCCCTTCCTGTACTGAGTAATTAGGGTATGTAGATTGCATCAAATTGTACTCCGTGTTTTCCATTGATACCGAAGTGTTTGATGCTTTGAAGAACCATTCAGTCTGCCAGCCTCCGTAACGATTTACAAAGTCACATCTTACAGGCGTGTATTTGCATTCTTCTTTTGGTCTAAATGTTGCACTCCAAATCACCCCACTTCCATCAGATATTTCAACTAAGTTTCCATCATTCAAATATGTCGGGTATACCTTTGCCCAATCGTTAACGTTTGAAGTATTCAAAGTTGAGAACTGAGTTGCACCTGTGTTTAGGTTCGTGTAAGTAATTGAATGACCAAATGCACCTTCAATTGTAATGTGTCCTGTGTTACCTGTGCCATCTAAATAGTAGTAGCTATCAACAGGTGGTGCGTGAACGTATCCAATATCAGCATTGTATCCTTCCGTATAATATCCGAATCCATCGAATGCTCTGCGTGTTTGAGTCAATCCTACTTGAATAAATATTGTGCTAACTTTCTTGTACAGTTTTAAACCTACCCAACACCATTGTGCTGCAGGTGTTACAGGATTCCCCGATGTAACAGATTGCAATTGATTGTGGTCAATGTACTCCCTAATGTATGGAGAAATGTCATAGTATGTTGCAGGTGCATTTGATGAAGGTATCTTCTTGCTTAATGTGTAAGCAGGTGAAGCAGGCATTGGAGTAGTGTTACCATTCCAAAGAAAGATTTCAATTTTCGTTTCAATCTGAGCAGTCTCATTGATTGTAACTATGTAAGGTGAACGTGCAAATATTGCCATTTATTTTTGTGTTAAGTATATTGATTCATTAAATAGTTTTACTGCATCTAATCCAAATGCTTCGATTAAATTATCAGGTAATTCCTTGAATGCTTTCTCAAATGGTTTGGTAAAGAATAAACTCGGTTTAATTCCGTTCATATATACGCCACGAGCAATCATAAACTGTAGTGATTTCCTTGATGCGAACTTACCTTGTTTTCGTGGAGCAATTCCTTTTCTTACAATCCATTTATCAAATGCTCTTGGAGGAGGCATCTTATCTTTGTAGCTAAACTCAGTATTGTACTTTTTTCGTTTACCACTAACTCCCTTATCTTGAAAGATACCGTAATCTTCCATTGAGAACTCCATCTCAAAAGAGTTTTCGTTTGCCTGTACCCTTCCCTCAATTGAATCATAAAGTTTACCTCCATCCTTTCCAAGTCGAGATAGGTTTTTCTTAGCCTCCTCAATTACAAAGTCACGAAACTTTTCTAATTCAATCTGAAGTTCTGATTTAGTCATTACTCAATAATTAGGAAGGTTGATTCAGTAGGTTGTGGTGCTTGACTAACAGAACCCCAAGATGAAGCCAGTTTTTTATCAACTAAATTATAAGCACTATTTGACCAAGTGTACATCTTCATTGTGTCCTTAGCTACATACAAAATCTTAGCATCTCCCCTTTGAGGAAATGAAGCACGGTTGTTATATTGTTCGTGTTTTTGTGGTAGGTTAATATTGAATGCCATTAGCAGATAGTCATTTCGTTTGGTACTGTTATATCAAATGTCATTGTCCATCCTGCCAAATAGTTCTCAAAGCGTTCTGTAAACGGTTCTAAACTTGGATTCTCTTCGATCACAAATAAACTATCCCATAGGTTACCGTGTAACATCTGCTGATATGCACGGTTTAAAACTGCGTGCTGAGTATTTAGTACATCAAGTTCGTTGTTGTTCTCTTGGAATAAATCAGTCACCTCAACTTTGGAGATATCAACAATATCCATCGCAAGAATAGACACGTTGAATGTTTGTGTATTAGGAGTAAGCGTTGAACTATTCACCATTATGTGAGTTAATGGAAAAATAGTCTGCTTGTTTAAATCCACTTGAAAGATATCTCCCTGTGTTACCGTGTTCACGATAGGGTCTGCATCGAAGTGAGTTTTAAGTTTGTCTAATATTGTGTAGTATCCTGTCATCGTTTTAAATTACGTTCAAATTGTCTGCGTTCGATTTCGTTTTTTTGCTTTTCGAAGACGAGATAGGTGAGACATTTAGTAAGTCTAAGTTCTGTAACTTCGTCAAATCGTGTAATGTCTCCTTTAGCAAGTCCATATATTGACTGATACCATCCCCATCGCTTGGCAAATTGAGTTGTTTCTGAAAAGTCGTTTGCAAGTCCTTGTTCGTCTTCATCTCCTTCTCCAAATAGTTCAGGGTAGCCTGCAATAACTCGTTTCCTAAACTCCAAAAAAAAACACTACTTGCAATCACCACATCCAAAGGTGCAAACTTCATTAAATCTTGGAAGTCAACATTTGGTTCGTACGGAATAATATCGTACTTATCCTTTCGTGTTTTTGCAATCGGGCGATACATTACCGCCATAGCTTTGTGGTAATCTTCCCAACTTGTAAGGTGAGATTCTAAATCAACGTATTCACCAAAAGAGATTGCTTCTAATTCAGGAATGAATCCGAATTCTATTTCAGTTTCATTTGCTTTAATCTTGAATCTGTTTTGAAATGCTGGCTTCTCAGAGAATAACTTACTGAAGTGAAGTATCAACTCATTCAAAGATGTCAGCTTCATTTTAGCAACGTCTTTTAGTTTGATGCCACAGAATATCTCCACCATCTTTTGAGCTACAAATTCATCATCATTGGAATCTGCCTGAACTTTGAGAAAGTCCTGATAGTGTTTAAGTGGAATCTCACTTAGGCTTGAAGGTACGTTGATTTCTAACTTCATAATATTTAAACGATTTATTTATTGTTTTGTTGTACACGAATCATATCATAGGCAGCACATAGCATTTTGAAATGTAAACGCATTTTCATAGGCTCATCAAAGATAATCTTTATTTTCTTTCCTGTCATTACGTAGATGTAATCCTCCACTACTGCCTTGAGCATAGGAAGGTCATCTGATGTTGTATTGTCCATAGTTCTTTTTTAATCCTAAGGTTTCCATCTCGTGATATCTCAGTGCATCTATAGCGTGATTGAAATGGTCAATCGGTACGTTCTTTCTTGTACCGTCTTTTGCTACATCCCAACAGTAACTCCTCAACTCTTTGATTAAGTTTTGGCTATCTGCCGTGACTAAGTATTCTTGACGTTGCATTATGTCAATACCAAACCTAATTGAATCTACTCCTTTTGTTACGCCTTTAATCATTTTGCCAAATCTTCTTATTTCTTCAATAGATTTTGGTTCTGAACTATCAGCATAAATCGGTACACTATTTGGGAGCATATTTGCAATATCAGAGTTTACCATTCCTGTACGGTAGACTACCTCGTTTGCTATCCGTTGACCGTTGTAGTTGTATATCTCAATGATGGATGTAGGATCATTGGTGTATCCAAAGTCTAATCCGATTCCAATTAACTTAGCTTCGGTTGGTATCTTATCAATGGATTTCCAATTGTCAAAGATTACTCCTTCTAAACTTCCGACTTCTCCTAATCCATACACACGCCACCAATTCGCCCAATAAGAACTCGTTGCTGCTTTCTCACGGTTCTTTTCAATTTGACTTACGATTGATTCATCAAGTGCTTCGTTGTCCTTGTAGGTTAAGATAATGAAATCTGAATCAGGTTCGTCTTTCAGTTCAGTGTGTACCCAAAACTCATTTGCTGGATTGAAGTCTAAGAATATCTCTTTCTTTGTACGGATGGAAAGCTCATTGTAAGATTCGAAGCTCACGTTGTTGCACTCGTTAATGTAGAGGACATCACGCCTTGCTCCTCTGAGTTTAGATGAATCATCTGCCGAGAAGAACTCCATTACACTTCCATTGCCAAACTCATATCTTAGAAGTGACTTATTGAATCGGTCTTCAATGTAACGTCCAGTCCACCTCATCACCTTGATGAAGTCTTTTAATGCACCCCTTCGTAAATGTGGGATTGATTCAGCTACAACCGAAACTTCTAAGTTTGGATAGCGAGTACATCGGTCAATCAATACAGGGAGAATACCAAAGGTCTTACCTGCTGATGTTCCACCTTGAATTATCTTGATTCGTTTTTTTAACGCAAGTATTTTATTTATCGCTGTCGTTCTCTTGAACATCTGGGAACAATGGTTGTTCTGTTACAATTGTGTTTTCTACTTTCTCAGTTAATCCGTTTAAACGCTGTGTGATTGATGCGTTGTATTGTCCAACCATACCTCCCTCAATTTGGTCTCTGCGGATTTCTTTGCGTATGTGCGTACAGATGGGGACAAATTCTTCATATCTTTTTTCCACATTCTTAAAATACTGCTCAATGTGAAAGCCAAATTTATTCAAAGTCCATATCTCAAACCCTTCCAAAGTCAATGGAACTTCAAGTGGTTCTGCAACCATGTCTCCGCTTCTTTGGTTCATTACATACTTGTATCTTGGATTTTCTTTGACGTATGTCTTATATGCTTTGAACATCTCTAACATATCTTCAGGTGCTTCAACCTTTC